CATATATATAAAATGGTTGATAACTTAATACCCATTACAAGGACGGGAAGCCGCTTCCCCTTTCCTGTTGTTGTGCGAACATTTGTTCTTTTATGTACTGTTATATATATAAGAAGAAAAGGCTTTTCCGCAGTCTTGATCTGTGACCGCGTGTTCCTTTTCCTGTTTTCTTTGCTTTGACATATTTTCCGCCCTTTGATATAATAACTATGGTTTGATTCTTTGGATCCCGGCGTCTGGTTCCCCGCCTGACGCCGGGATCCTTTTATCATCCCTGTGTAACCTGTGAAAACTGTTCGATCATCACGATATTTTTATTTTCCCGCCTTGCTTCCCGCGCGTGTCTTTCCTCGATCAGTTCCCGTCGGACTTCTTCGCCGACGACATCCGCCATTTCCGCGATCGCGTCCGCCATTTCAACCGTTATTTTCCCGTTGTTCAGCTTTTCGTCAATAATGCCGATTGCGTACCCTGTCAGCCTGTCCGCTTCGCGCGGCGTCTCTGCCGTCTGGATCCGCTCCGTCGCCTTGTAGATTTCCCGCAAATCTTTCTGTTTGTTTCTCTTCATAAAAAACATGGTTTGATTCTCCTTTTCCTTATTTAAAATTGAACCCCGCCGGAACGACTGTAAAATGTCCGGCGATCGGGTTTATTGCCTTGTCGTCGATATAAAAATCGGCGTTTATTTTCCGCGTGTCCCCGCCGTATAATTCGATCAGTTCGGGCAGATTTTCGTTCACGCAGTCAAATTCCAGTCCGTGATCCTTGCAATATGCCACCGCTGCCGCCAGATTTACCCCGGTTCTGCAAGTATACAGAATCAGGCGCGCGCCGTTTTCCTTTTCCCGTTTCAGGAACCGGAATAAATTTTCGTTCGGTTCTCCCGCGTCCGGGAACCGTCCAAACGATAACGTCCCGTCAAAATCAACTGCATAAATTACATTCCCGTTTAAATCCATTTCCTGCCCCTTTCTGATTCCTGATAACGCCCGTCATAACATACAGTTTTAACGGCGGAAGGTTTGCGATCGCGTCCCGCAATTCCTGATCTGTCCGGATCCCTATTCCCGCCAGTTCCGCGCGTAGATTGTCAGTCTGTGTTCTCATATTCTCCGCCCCCTGTTTCCGCCCTGTCGATCCGGCTCATTGTTTCCGACTGGATGATCCCTGTCCGGGCGATCGCCGCCAGACGAACCGATTTTCCTGCAATCTCGATTGCCGTTCGGTATATCTGTGTGAATTGTCTATGCAGTCCTTCCATTGTCCGCCCGGCTTCCGTCGCCATTGGCTGATCTGTCATAATTTCGATCGCGTCGTTTAATTCGTCCTGGATCTCGTCCGTGGCTTCGCATATCATACAAAACGCCGGATCCGCTTCCTGAATATCGACCGCGTTCAGATCGCGCAGTTCCATGTCTAATAATTGATAAATTCCTGCCATTGTCGCCGCTGTTGGTTCGCGCTTCATGCCCCGTTCCTTTCCGTTCAAATGTAAATATCGTAATATAGGAAAATTGTCATGTCCTTAAACTCATACATTCGTGTGATCTCCGGTTCATACGGCGGAAATAACCCGCGTTCTTTGAATTTCTTGTGACGAATTTCCACATGTGCGATCAATCAGGTAACTTCTGGATCCTTTTCCAGAAACGCCGTTCTTTCATCGGCATAATGTAATAGCCCTATATATCCGCAGTATAGGATTTTGACATTCGGATCAAATTGTGGTTCACTGTTCCCGCGTTTTCCCTGAATGATCCGGATCCTGTCCGTTTCCGCTAAAACTTTTATTTGTTCTGATAATTTCATCGTGGTTTGATTCCTCTTTTCCCTGCTACCGCTCCGGATCCTGATAAATATAAATGTGCATGATATACCGTCCGGGATTTCTATAATCTGTGTCCCGTTCCACTTCCGGGGAAATATGTTTGATCGTCATACCGCGCCCGGCATATTCACGGAAGGCTTTTACTGCCGTTCCTTTAAATACCGTGATTTCGTCCGGATCCTCATGCGCTCCCGAACTGGACAATGTTTCGTCCATAATGCGGACGAACTGCCCCGGCGAAATGACGGTCAATAATGCTTCCAGTTTTACGTTCTGTTTTGTCATTCTCCCGATTCTCCTTTCTGTTCCATATAATCAAATATTGACATCTGCGCCGTTTCCCGCTTATACCGGGCGGCGGCTGCTTTGTAATATTCCGGATCCAATTCAAAACCGACAAACTGCAGTCCCGCCCTGTGCGCTGCGATCAGGGACGACGCCGATCCGACGTGTGTATCAATAATCTTTTGACTGCGGTTCGTGTAGTTCTGGAAAATCCAGTTATAAAGGGCGACGGGCTTTTGTGTTGGATGTATGCGGATCTCTTTATTTCTCATATCCCCCTGACGCATACCCGCCCATGTGAAGCGGAATATCCGAACCGCCGTCGGAAACGATGTGAAAGCAAGTTCGCCGTCTGCGAAGTCGTTCTGTCCGTTTTGCTTGTCCCATACAATCCAACACGGCGACGACACGCCGGATCCGGCTTTTTCGTACCCTTTCACGATGTTGTCCATAAAATGATTCGCGCCGAATATAATCTGATGTTTCGATATTCGTTTCAGTTGCGCGAAATATTCCGGATCCGGGGCGGATGAATCGCCGCCCGCGTACTTTTTATAATCTTTTGCCTTTGCCAGTTTCGACCGCCCGGCGTTGTCCTTTGCGAATACCTTTATCCCATAGGGCGGATCCACAATCGCAAGATCGAAATAACCGTCCGGGAAATCCGGCAGGGCTTCCATGCAGTCCATATTATAAAATCCAAAATCTAACATATTGCCACCAATGCGCCTCCGCTGCCGGGCGGCGCGATTTCTGATTATTTGATAACGATCAGCGGGGCGACGCCGCCAGTGTTGGACGCTCCGTAGTCGTCGCTGGCGCCGCCGGTGGAGAAATAGCAAAAGTTCGACGTGTACGCCGACGACGGATCGGCAGTCCAGTACCACCGGGGATCCCCGTCCCCGTCGTATGCAATCCGGTTCCGACGTTCTGTAAAGAACGGGAACTGTATGTCCGTTCCGTTATATTCCGCCCAATCGTTCGCGCCCTTGATCTCGTATTCTGACGGTAAAAACAGGCGTCCTTCGCATTCCACTGTTTCCCCGTCAATTTTCTGTACTGTTTTATGTAATGCGATCACGGACTGCAATTCGTCCGGCAAAAGGGAATAAATTTCTTCCAGATATTCGCGCATATCTTCCGCCCCGGAAAAGCCACCCTTGTTTCTGCCGTTTTTATTCATGCAATGACGACCAACAATCCGGCGGAACCAGAACACGCAATCGTCTTTTTCGTAGTGATCCATACCTACAACGACAAGCTGCGCCGGATCCCCGTTCTTTAACATGAAATTGATTTCCGTCCCGATCGGGAGTGAAACAGGCGCGCGACCTTTTCTAATAATGTCCTGAATGTCAATCCATTCAACGCGCTGTTCGTGCTTCCTGATGATTCCGACCGATCCGGATCCTGTCTTGACGTCCTGTCCTGCTGCCCGATCCGGATCCTGTTCCGTCGTTTCGTCTGCTGCCGTGTCCTGCTGCCCCGGCGTCCAGTCTTTCGCGGGCGATAAATCAACGCCCATGATGAACGGCGCGTCCTCTTTTTCTCCTGTGGCAATCTGCCGGGCGTATGTGTGCGGGACGTCACATTTAACCGCGTTCAGAAGAAATTCCGCTTTTGTGGCTTCCCTCATAAGTCCGTACATTTCCGACGCCTTAACGTCAAATTCTGTTTCCGCTCTGAATAAATCTGTTAAACTGCTTCCCATTGTTTGATCCTCTCTTTCCTGAATGTGTTTTATTTATCCTTCCTCAACGCCGCCGAAAATTCTGATATACGCGTCCGCGTCCAATTTCCGGATCGTGTCCGCGACCTCTCTTTCCGTTACGACTTGAAGATCTTTTCTTGCCGGGCAATAGAACAGATACGCGCCCCGGACTGTTTTTAAAAACTGCGCGTTCTCCCAAACGGTGTGAACCATGTTTTCCCCAAAAAATAGCGGATTTAATGGATCCTGATATTTACGCCGAAATTCAAACAGGATCCGGGCTTTTCCCGTGTCATACACTTTCCCTTCAATGATTTTCCGAAATCCGGTTCCCGGTTCTGGTTCGTGCGTTAATTCTTCCATAGCGACGCCCAACGCTGCCGCGACCTTTTCAACATCCCGGAACGTTGGTTCCCGCTCTCCATTTTCCCACCGTGAAACCGAAGCCGCCGTCACTCCGGCGCGTTCCGCGACCTGCTCCTGCGTCATCCGCTTTTCTTTCCGGCATTGTTTCAAGCGTTCCCCGATGTTCATTTGTCCGCCCCCTTTCCCTCTATGTATTCAATAATTTGTTTCCCGATAAATTCCGTATATGCGGGCGGTATTGCTTCCGCCAGTTCCGCGCGTGTCATCCAGTCAATGCCGCCCAATGCGAACCCCCAATATAAAACAATCTGCTTTGCGTTCATTCCACGAACGCCACCGGAACCGCATATTGAAATAAATCCGTCCTGCCCGAACCCATTTCCCGCCGTTGGTGTTTTCTTTTTGACATACGGGCGTTCCGGTTCTTTTAATTCGATGTTACTTTCAAACATTCGCCGCCGCTGTGTATATAGGTTTTTGAACTGTGTCCCGTTCAGTGCAATCGGATTGACAAGCGGCGCGCCGACAACGTTTTCTATCACATACGGTTTCCCGGTTCTCTGTAATATTTCCCGCGTTGCCTGAATCAGATCGACATGATCGCCATACTTTCCGCCGTTCCGGGCGGCTGATAAATGTTTCGCCCGCGTGTGCGCCTGACAGGGCGGCGACGCGTGAATCGCGTCAAATTCTGAAATATCCTGCGTTTTCAAAAACTCGATCGCGTCCATTTTGATAAATTTGTACGGATAATTCGGTTGATCCTCAATATCGACGCCGACAACCTCGAACCCGGCGCGGGCATATCCGACAGCCGCCCCCCCTGCTTTGCAATATAAATCTAGTATTTTCATTTTCCCGTCGTCCCTTTTCTGAATATCCGTGTCAGGATCCGGCGGACTGCTGCCCGCGCGCTATGTAATGCCGCCAGAATCCCGGCGCGTCTTTTCTCCGCCCTCTGCCCGATCTTATGGAACGGCGCGATAATTGTTCTTATCAGATCCGCGACTGCCTGATCCAGACGTTCCAATTCGTCCCGGATTTCCTGCGCGCTTTCCTTTGATTCTTTTTTCAGGCGATCCGCCGCTTCCTTGACTGGATTTTCCGGCTTTGGTTTTGATGTTCGCTTTATTTTCCTGATTGCCGTTATCATCAGAACATTATCCACAAGATCCGCTTCCTGAAGCGTGTATTCCTCCGCCCTCTTTATAACCAGATCCGCCGTTTCCTCCGTTGTGTCCGCGTCCAGATGTTCAACGTCCGGTTCCGCGTCCGTCTTGTCCGCCTTAAACTCGATCCGGATCGCCGCCCCTTTGATATAGCCGACTTTTTTCAATAATTCCGATACTTTCATAGTGGTTTGATCCTCTCTTTCTTTGACTGCTACCGTCATCGTGCTACATTCCCGCGCCCCGGAATATTACAACCATAGACGGGAACGGCGCGCTTTGAGACGCCCCCCAAACTTCAACCTTCCGGGAACGAACCGGATTTCGGAACGATGTAAAATAAAGTCGTGAAAATACCGTGTATCAGTCCGCGCCGGGATCAGCAGAACGACGATTGTTCCGTCCTTCGTCCCTTCTCTGTATGCCTTTTCCACCCACGCCGCGATCGCGCGACCATAGGGCGGATTACAGAACACGCGCCGCCCGCTCCAATCCTGAAGAAGCCCGTTCTGTTCTTTTGTGAAATATTCCGGCGTTTTGTGGTTCGTTTCATCCGCGCATGGATCCAGATCGAAATGAAATTCCCGATCCAGTTCGTCGAAAAAGTCCGGCGGCGTCGCCCACTCGTCCGTTTTACTGCTGAATAATGCTTTGTTTATCATGGTTTGATTCTCCTTCCGCTCCCTACCTTTTAATAATCCGGTTCGATCTGTTCATCGGATTCGTCGTAATATTCCCCGTCGTAACCGCCCGTCATAAGCTGATCCCAACAATCCCAACATACAAGCCGGAACGCGATCCCGTGGCAGTCTTTTGTGAAATTCATGTCCGACCGTTCGACTTCTCTTTTGCATACCGGACAGATCCTGACGTCCTTTTCCTCATTCATGTGCGACATTCCTTTCTATTTGTCCTGCTGCCGCCTTTGTGTTATGATAGAAAGAAAATGGAAGGCGGCTATATTATGAAAAAAATCAATTTAAGTTTGAATGATGACGATATAAAGGCGATTTCTTGCGCTTTGGAAGTCATGGTTTCATATCCGATTTATGAATCAGAATCCGAACGCAACGCCGCATATATGCTTTCTGTGTCATCAGGTAAAAAAATTATTTACCGCGAACAATTAAGCAACCGCGAATCTTTATTTGTTGCCCTTGCTATTGATAATGCTTTCAAAGCACTTCGGAACGAAATTTCCGCTACTGACGATATTGTTTCTTCGCTCCGTCCGTACTTTTTCACAATCAACAAATTGCATTCCGTCTTTTCTCCACTTCTTGAAGAAATTGACGACTGAATTGTTCAGATTCTCTTTCTTTCGTGTTCTCTCCGGTGTATGAAAACGACACGTCTAAATCCGGTAAAGAAAAATTTTCATTTACAAGCCGCCGCATGATTCCGGCGGTTTTCTTTTCCGCTGTTTTCATTCCTCTGCGCTCCTTTCTATTAAAACGCTATTAGCGTTTTTAGCGGTCAAAAAAATTATACTGTACCCGCCTGTTGTTCCTGCTTTCCAAATAATTCTTCAAAAGTCTTTCCATATCGACGCGTCAGAATTAAGATTTCGCCTATACCAAATTCACGTTCGCCCCTTAATCTGCGCCGTGCTGTGTCGTTGCTTATATTGAGGATTTTTGATAATGTTTCCGTATCATCCCCATTGTATGACATAGACGCCCGCAATCCGGGATAAATATTTACAAGTGTTTTTGCCATTTCTTTTTATCTCCTTTCTTTTAAACGCTTTTTGCGTTTTCTGATTGCTTTAAGATTAAACGCTTTTTGCGTTTTTGTCAACCATTTTTTCTTTTTATTTTATTACTAATTGCGTTTTTTGGTCTTGAATAAAATCATTTTTGCGTTTATAATGTCTGTACAACAATATTTTAGGAGAGGAACAGCGGGTATTATGGCAAAAAATAGAACAGTTGAAGCCAGAAGTCCAGAATATGAACTTTTGGGTAAAAGAATAGCAGAAGCGCGCGTTGCGTTAGGTATTTCACAAGCGGAAGCCGCGCGACGTATCGGCATATCGCAATCTACATATTCAGGATATGAAACCGGTACGCGGCGGGTTAAATTATCTATGTTGCGTCAGATCGCAAGTGTTTATAATGTTGCGGTTGATTGGTTAATCGGGACAGAGCTTTCATACCCCGGAAGCCGCCCTGCCCTGACGCTCTCTGACTTAGAGTATGATCTTATTGTTAAATTCCGGGAACTATCCGACGCAGAACAGGCTATAATCCTGCGTTCTGTCGGTATTAATCAATAAAAGAAAGGGATGTATTTTTATGGGTGGAATTTCTATCGGCTTTGATCCTGAAAACGGCGTTTTTGTAACTTCTCAATTTGAAAAAGATCTTGTTATGAATGATGATGAAAAGGAAATTGCGGAACATTTTATTGTTGCAATCCGGGCGGCGGCTCCTGCCGCCCCGCTTTCTTTGGAACAGAGAAGTTTTGACTATATTTCTTTGTGTGTTGGTGCGAATGATTTTCTTCGTTTTAAGTACACGCCCCGCGCCCGTTGGTTATCTATTGATATAATCGGACTTGGCGTTTCTCCTGATGATCCGCGTTTTATTGTTCAAAAAAATAAAAATCAAAGATTTTGGAAGGCAAAAATTGATAATATTTCCAATCTTTCCGCGTTCGATGATCTCGTGATCGCGTCCTGCTGCCGGAATTTAAAACAATAGCATTTTGAAAAGGAATCGAACCATGAATGAACAGAAAATAGTTGCATTATATACCCGCGTTTCGACCGGGTATCAGATCGAAAAGGATTCCCTGCCGTTCCAGAAAAAGGAACTGACGGCATATTGTAAGCATATTTTACACGCCGACAATATGGAACTGTTTGAGGACGCGGGGAAATCTGGTAAGAATACCGAACGCCCGGCGTTTAAACGTATGATGAACAAAATCCGCGCCGGGGAAGTTTCCCACGTCGTCGTTTATAAGATTGACCGCATATCCCGGAATCTGGTTGACTTTTCCGTGATGTATGACGAATTTAGAAAATACCGCGTGACGTTCATATCTTTAAACGAACAATTTGACACGTCGTCAGCGATCGGCGAAGCCGTCCTGAAGATTATCCTTGTCTTTGCCGAACTGGAACGGAAACTGACATCGGAACGCGTCACGGGCGTTATGATCGATCGCGCCATATCCGGGAAATGGAACGGGGCACGTATGCCGTTCGGGTGGAAATGGAACCCGGAAACGCAATTCCCAGAACACGATCCCGTCGAATCGGAACAGGCGCGGACGCTCTATCGCGTATACGACGAAACACATTCGACCGCTAAAGTCCGCGATTTCTGCTATGACAATGATATTCAGACGAAACGGGGCGGAAAATGGACGACAACAACAATTCTGAACTTTTTGAAAAATCCAATGAATAAAGGGGACTACCGATATAATTATCGTAATTCCGCGCGCGGCATGAAAAAGCCGGAAAATGAAGTTGTCTATCTGCCCGGCGTGTTCCCGCCGCTTGTGGATCCGGATCTATGGGAACGTGTGAACGCTGTCATAAAAACGAACGGCGAAAAGTCGCGGACATCGGAAAATCCCCATGTCAAAAAGCACACGCATATATTCGCGGGCGGAATCTTAAAATGTGCAGACTGCGGCGCGTCGTTTCAGGTTTCACGCCTTGACAAGCCCCGCTTGAATGGTTTTCAACCGTCTTTGTATGTTTGCACGTCCCGGCGCACTTATCGCGCGTGTAATGCGCCCGGCGCGTCGGATGTTGTGATCGGGGCGTTTCTGTTTAACTATGTGCGGAATCTGGTTCAGGCGACGAAAAGCCGTTCCAAAATCAGCGCGCCCGCTGATCTGGAACGTATTTTGTTATCCGGCGACGAATTTTCCGGGATCCGATGTATTGATTCGGCTGATCTGGATATTGTCTATCAGGCGATACGGGGGACGATCGCGCCCGGATCCGGCGTGACATACGTTCCCGCGCCGCTTGCGTCCGAAAAGACGGACGCCCCGGAAGTTGCAGGGCTTCGGGCGGAAGCTGCCAGACTGTCCCGCGCTCTCGAACGCTTAAAAAACGCATATCTTTTTGACGATAACGCCCTGCCGGAATCAGAATATCTTTCCACGCGCTCCGATCTGACGGAACAACTGACGCGGATCAATAACAAGATCGCCGACGCCCTGACTGACAATTCTTATAAAGCGGCGGCGGAATTATCGTTCGTGAACTCCGCGTCGTCGTTCCTTTTGTCCTACCGTCTGCAAGGCGCGGATCATATCGTTTATTCTGATTTTGCCGCGTCGGTTGACGTGTCCGTCCTGAAAAATTTTGTGAATCTGATTGTGGATCATATCACAATAAAAGGCGGAAGCGTTGCAGAAATTGTATTCAAGAACGGGCTTCGCAATCGCTTTATTTATCAGGACAACGGCGACGCATAGACGCCCGTCTGCGCGTCCTGCTGCCCCGTCCTGCCCCTTTGTTTCCTCTGCCCTAAATTTATACCCTGATAGAAAAAAGCCGCTATTTAAGCGGCTTTACTTATCTCGTGTTCGGTATTCACTTGACAGCCAAAAGTGACAACGCAGAAAGTAAGCTGCCGTCCAAGCTTTTCCATTTGTTCTTTTACATATTTCTTCGCTTTTTCTATGTAATAATACTGTCTTTCCGGCTCTTCAAGGGGAGCTTCCTTAGATAAATTGATTTCTGGATTCATCGTATTCATAATCCATTCCTTTCAGTGTATTTATAATCCATTCTTTTTCTGCATCCATGTCCTCACACAGCGCGTCCAGAGAATCATAATAATCTCTGAGTTTTGTGTTAATTACGCTGAGAAGCAGCATGGGATCCTTTGGTAACTCCATATTTTAATTTCCCTTC